CCAAATCGACTTTGATGACGAGGAGGCAGTAAGGGCTATGATGAATTCAGCACAAGAAGAAATTGCAGCGGACGGGGTTATTAAGACAGGGTGGCAAGCCATTAACCGCATGACGGGAGAACACGACGGTTTTCGTCGTGGCGAATTTATAACCGTGGGTGCGTTGCAACACAACTACAAAACAGGTTTTACTCTTAACCTTTTTAAGCACGCTTGTATTTATAACAAGCCGTATATGCGCGACCCCAATAAAACACCTCTGATCATTCACCTGTCTTTGGAAGACGATATCAACACAAATATTATGCGCCTTTACACTTCATTGAAGGAAAATGAAGAGGGTGAACCGGTTGATATTAAGATGGTGGATATTCCCTCTGCAGCAAAATATGTACGTGAGCGACTACAGGCGACTGGGTACCGGATTCGAATGCTCCGGGTCGATCCCAGTGACTTCGGTTTCCGCGACATGTTCGATCTTTTCACTAAATACGAGTCTGAAGGGTATGAAATTCACCTAGTGGTCTGTGATTACCTGAACATGATGACTAAGAAAGGTTGTCAATCGGGTCCGGCTGGTTTTGAAGTACGCGATCTTTTCCGACGTGTACGAAACTTCTGCTCACCGCGAGGCATCACGTTCATAACACCACACCAGTTGTCCACTGAAGCTAAACAGCTTGTGCGTATGAATGTGGATGACTTTGTTAAAGAAATTGCTAACAAAGGATATTATGCCGATTGTCGACAAATCGACCAGGAAATTGACCTGGAACTGTATATTCACATCGTTAAATCTAATGGTGGAAGTTATTTGACAGTCCAACGTGGTAAACACCGTAAGGTCTCAATTACCCCTGAAAAATACTTACACTGTGTGCTGAAGTTTGAACCGGTGGCTGGTATACCCGACGATCTATTGGGTGAAGATAAGTCAGTCAGTAAAGTAGGGGCGCAGAGCAACGACCCAAATGAAGATATCTGGTGGGGTTAAAAGGTTTAAAAAGAGTCTCTCCTTAGGGATTTGGTTTTTTTATTTGACTGGTGAAGACAGACTAACCCAGGAGATGATCCCAGTCAAGCATTATCAAGAACAGGGAAATACCTACTCCAATCATTTCGAGTTTATTTCTGTGACGCCGTATAAACGTTCTCATCTTCACCATCCTTTAAATAAATTCGTCCACATGCAATGACGCCACATCGTCATCATTGATCGATTGAAATTTCTGACTATTTCTGACCTTAATGTAGTTCTGATACAGCCCTTCCAAACGCCCTGACAACTCACGGATCATCAAAGCTTTAGCCAATTTGGCCATATCGTGGGGCAGTTCAACACTGTCCATCACCACTTTATGGTCACCGCGGGATCCGCTTTTAAGGTCACGAAGAAGTCCTTCAGTCCTCCGGATTTCTTTAACAATACCTTCCAGTTCGAACATGTCATTTCGAATCCCTTGGAACAATTTATAACGTGACGTATCCATTGCTGTTTCCCCTTCTGAAACGTGGTTTTAAAACGATTAGACTTTTTTGTTTAAACTGTCTAATTCAGGTCTGTAATATATACTTGAAAATTCTTTATTTACAGCATAACGCCAGGGGGTTAACCCCCCCGGCGCTTATACTCCCGATTGCGTTTAATCAGCTCATCAGAAAGGAACGTGATGGAAGCCCTCTCCTCCTCCAATAAGGCTTTCTCGGGGTTTATATTGGTCGTCCCTGGTCTCATTATTATTCGGTGTAAATTCACCCCAGACATGATAATAGACCGCTTCAGAGCGGGTACCCCTAATACGACCATCGATTCGGATAAAATCCGGTCGGTTTCGGCGCGAGTAATCTCACGAAACTCACCGTCTACGAGCACCAACCCATAGTCACAGAGGTAATCATGGACTATAGCGGCCTGACCATATCGACCCCAAGGCGGGAGGATGTTCCAAAACGGACGCGGGATAGAAGCACCATCGGTCAAATAACCTTTAGGTACCTCCACCCACATTTTTGAGTTGGGAGACCCAATGAAGTAGCGAAACGTATTCACCACACACCAGTAGTCTCGTCCCAGTTGTTCACTCGCCGCATGATCATAAATTGTCATGGCGGGTGCATCAAACTGATTAAATGTCATCAATTCCATTACTTTGTCCTATGTCGAGTAATTTTTTACTTAATCATAGGATGGAACCTAACTTAGACTTTTACTAGGACTGAGTCCCAACACCTACACCGATTCATATACGTAAGCAGCGCCTGAATCAGTCCCTTTGTCGTCATCCAAGTAAGCACCAATCAATGCTGTATTACCGTCTGACGACAAGCTAACCGAATAGCCAAACCGGTCATCACTAGCCCCATCACTCGCTACTAATTTAGCCTGTTCAGTCCAGGTAGAGCCATTGCGAGTGAAAATATAGGCTGATCCTGAGTTAGTGCCTTTGTCGTCGTCAGCGTAAGCCCCTACTAATGCTACACTCCCGTCCCCTGACAGGCTGACTGAACTACCAAACCGGTCACCAGCAGCCCCGTCACTTGCGGTTAGCTTCTGTTTGAAAATAGTTGGTGGGATGGACGCCACCATTTTCTTAAATACTTCTACTCCATCAAAAAAACAGGAGTCAAGGGATACACCGTTATTGATGATCTCATCAACCTCGACTCCATTAAAGAAAACAGGCATACTAATTAGACCCCATTACCAGTTAAAGTTTTTAAAGATCACTTCTTTTTTCTTCTTGCCTGCCACATAGCCGTGGCGTGTGGACCAGCGGTACGACACACGCCTAGTAATTGGATTTAGCCACTGACGTGTATCACCTTGTTGGGATATTCCGCATAAAACAACCTACCGGTTTCACCGTTATGATAGAACCGACCTGGTTGTATGTAGTTCAGGTGAGAATTTTCAGGTAAAGTAATCCACTGTGATCCATCCCATTCATGCACCGTTAGGTCATCCAACACCACCACCGCTGAAACAGCACCAGGACTTTTCACAGTTTCCCACGTTGCAGCATTTTGCGATTGACAGATATAGCCCACATGAACACCACCTTTAAAGCGACCGAGTTCAGGGATACTATTCAAATCAACCGTGACCGTTGCAGTGGGAACGAATTCGGAACCACCCAGGTCACTGGTTTCCAAAGTAATGAGATCCCCTCTACGTGTCGCGCGAATGTGGCAACCATAGGGTCTACTACTCCAACCGTCTACTGTCGCATCGGGACCCACTTTAGCATCATTAACATTACCGTCTCCCCAAATCAACCCACCATTCACTGAACCTAAATCTATTTGATCGTCCCCACCTCGATTGAAGTAGATGTCGAACAGTTTAGGTCCTAGTCCTCCTGGTGTACGCATGGCGGTGAGTACGTATTGTTTGTTATTTTCTTCGACAAAGCCAAAGCATAAACCAATCCCTCCTGTATCTGCATCTGTGGAAGAGACCCTAACTTCAAAAACGTAGTCCGTGTACGTTTTCGGGGATATAAAACCAACCATAGAGTCGGTATCCCAAGTCGAATATACTTGGTTGTCTTGAGGGTTAAAACTCCAACGGTTAATGTCTTCATTTACAATAACAACACTGGACTCACTACCCCCACCGTAAATAGTGTCGGTGTCTAACAGATTATTGTACAGCGGGTGGTCACCGTACGTAGTTCTTAAAAATCCAACATTTACATTCGAACGGTCAACGTAACCGGAGAAATAAACGCCAAAACGCAGCGCCAATTTATTCACCACCGAAAAAAACCCTCCGGTGTTAGCTAATGCCTCTTCTTCACTAGACAGGGTTGGGCCGTGATCCGTGATGATGAAAATACCGCCCCCCTGGTTACGGTAACTTTCAAGGGCGTTCACCGCACTATCAGTTAGAATATTTGGATCACCACTGAATCTAGACCCAACCAACATCACAAAGTTATATTGGGACAATTCCTCTAAAGTGGGATTCAGGTAACCGCCATAGTCATCGGTGTCTTTAATGACTATCTCAAAGTTAGCAATCTGCGCTAGACGTGTTAGTGATATGGAGAAGTCGGTTGAAGCCGTACCTTTTACACGGTAACTGCTTATACTGAGGGGTTTATCACCCAAGACCAACATCTTACGCACACCAACATCTAAAAGATCTTTATTGGCGATCCAGTTAAAGGCGTTGTAAAGATATTTAAATGTACCGCTTAATTCATTAAAGGTCAGTGAACCGCTAGCGGGAGCGTGTGTGTTATACATTTTTGGGAAACCGCCGTCGTACACCACTTTACCTTTATTGTCTTGCGTCACACCAATAAAGGGGTTAGGGGGCGTGAGTGTATCATACGCAATGTATTGTGAGTTAATGGCTTGTTTCCCATCCAGATGTGCTATACGCGTCCAGGTGGAGAAAACGTCCTCAAACGACTCCTCGGTTTGTAGCTGAGCGTCGAGCTCGGATTGGTTAATGACTATCGCCAAAGGGTTGAACAGTTTATCGAAGGTATACCCCGTATCGGTACTGTATAAAAGATCACCCTCGTTGGCATAAACCGCACCCAATTTCTGATTGAAGGCTGACGCCATCGTCTTGGGTGTAAGTAACGTGTTTTCGCTGATCAACCCCCTTGCGTCTGTCTCTGTTGCCGGCCCAAAGTTAGGAACATTCTCTAACCCGACACTTGTTTTAGTTACAGCATTACGGAGGTCATCAACTCCCTGTCCTTGTAATTTTGTCGCATTTACTGTCTCGGCAGCAGGTGTATTGTCGATATAATCAAACAACTTACGAATATAGTTGTCGATTAAACCTGTTAGGGTAGATAAACTTTTAATAGCCATATCGTTTACCGGATCGCTTTATTGGAGATTTGTCAGCTTTTTATCCGCAACTAAAACATGTAAACTGTTAGTTACTGGACTGAATATAAATTGACCAACCCTAACAATCTGCCGATAATCCACACTTCCACCTTTTACCCATTGTGAACCATCCCAGGTATAGGTTTCCCAATACCGGATGTCAATGATGGGAGTGCTTGTGTCGTTTTGTGCTAACTGCAGGTCGGTGTCCGTTTTAACTAAGGAGACTGTAACTAGGGGCGCCACACCTTTTAGATAAGGTTGCTGACCCTCGATCTCCACCGACAACACACCACCTTCCTGGTAGGGGATGTGATCACTGACGTACTGAATCATGGTTTGTGGTACCAGATACCGATCGTCGCGGTCGTTTTCGTTGACCTCCACTGATGTGGCGATGGGATAATTCTCCACATCACTTAAACCTAATTGTGCTTTAGTGACGCCCGTCCGTATTTCGTCTGGACTTAGCCCCTCTAGTGTCTGGGCATTTACAGCCGACTTCGCTCGTTCAGCCAATTTGTTTTTTAGTTTTGGGATCAACTGGTCAAATATAGTAGAGAGCATAGTTAACTACCCCGTTGCCCTATTTGATAAATGGTTTTATCAGATTGATAAAAATACAATTTACCGTTAATCCCATTAAAGTAGAATTTGTTGGGGATCAACAGGTTGACATAGGCGTCCGCCGGTTGCTGCACCCACTGGGACCCGTCCCAGAGGTGTGTGCTATAGTCCCTTATGTCGACAATGGGAAGTCTACTACCAGGTCTCTGAAGGGTTTTCCATGTCGAGTTTGGCTGAGAAAAACAGATATAACCTGTTCTTGAAGGACCTTTAAATTTCTCTAAAAAGGTTTCTGAATTCAAATCAACTGTTAGAGCGTAGTTGTTTAAATATGCGTTACTGTCAAGCTCTGTTGTAACCGCAGTGAAAACATCACCTGTGCGCGTCAATTTGATTTTGGCTTTACTCCCACTCCAACCCGAACCACCACTAGAGTTCATGCGAGGGTTACTGGATGCCCCTAACAAACTAGTGGACAGTATCACTTGGTCTGACTGACCGGGATTATATACAGCGAAAAAGGTGTAGTCGGTGAACATCAGCACTCGAAAAAAGGCCAATACACATTCCTGACCATTCTCAGTTGTAAAAGCGGCTACCAAACCGATAAAATCGTCATCAGCTGAAGTGGACGAAACCTCAACTTCAAAGGTATAGTCGCTAAACTTATCAGGACCCACAAACCCAACATACGTGGCCGAGTTTATAGTACTGAGAATCCTATCTTGCACCGCGTCATATTGCCATGCAGACAACTCGGATACATTGGCCGGTTGAGTAGCACCACTGTGGGAAAATCGATACCAGTAGTTAAAAACGTCGCTAAACGACTCTTCGCTATTTTCTGCCTCAGTCCGCTCCGTATCGTTCGCTACAATCGACAGACGTTTTAAAAGGGGGGTGGCCACATATTTGTTGTCAAGACCCACCATCACTTCACCTAAAGAACCACCATTTAGGTAATGGTCCATATAGTGGTTGAAGTCAAAAGGTCTAACTAATTTATCGACCACTCCTTGATCTAACGCTTCAGTCAAAGTGGGAATACCGTAATTAGGTACGTTCCCTAGCCCCACATCTGATTTTGTGACGCTTGCGCTCACTTCCGTTGGAGTAAGTCCCGCCAGGGTATTGGCGTTGTCTGCCTCTGTCACAACTCTTGTTGATGCTTTAGTTTTGACCAGGTTAGTAAATTGTTCTATTTTATTGATTAAGGGCTCCAAGCTGACCATTTCTAGACCATCCCATTATTGACTTAAAGGCTGTTGATGGCATCAGTAAATGCCTGTTCAAGGTCCGTAACAACGGCGTTAAGCTCCTCCTCTGTTACACCCAATTTCACCACAGAGCCTGTACCGTCTTTAGTGAATAACTTTTTGTCGGTTAAGTTAATCGCCATCTCACCAACCTCGAGGTCGGTCGACTGTGGAACATTTCCGGGAACCGAGCTGTGTTTCAGTATGATAGTTTTGAAGTCTGACATAGTGCCAATACCATAAAAAAAGTTTAAAGGTCCCGCCTAAATAAGGCGGGATTTGAAGTTAGGTCAATTTTTAATTGCCCAATGCAGCAAACATCGCATCAATTTCGGCTTTGGTATAATACCTGCTATCGTGATCACCACTGTTGACGTGATCATACATAGCCTTTGCCTGCAACACTTCTGTTGTGGAGTTGCTTGCGCGACTGTCGGTTGTGAGAGGATTCACTTCGGCGCCTTCTGAAATACCATTCAACTTGGCCAGAAGCGTCTCAGTGAAGTCATTCGTAGACAACCCTTTTCCAACCACTTTATCGACTTTACCATCAAGTCCGGCTGACAACTCTTCCGGACTCACTGTAAATGCTACCACAACACCCTGATCATCCATCGAGTAAATGATTTTATCAGGAATATTGAGTGCCAGCTCACCCCATTGAATGTCAGCGTTTGTTGGAACCTTGCCTGGTACCATGCTATTCTTTATAACCAGTGTTTTAGCCATTTTTTTAAACGTCCTCTATACAGAGTCAATTTTAATTAGAGGTCATACGGACCCATAAAATCAGCCACAACGGTGAATAAAACTTGAACAAAAAAAGAGTCTCCCGAAGGAGACCCCTTGGTTGATTAACTCAACACTTTTCGCTCTTTACCCATAAAACCATCGTGGTGACCCATTTTGTACAGGGCCAAATAAGGGTGTTTAGACCACCGTTGAAAGGTTGACTTAGAACCGTCACGATATCCCTGGTCATAAGCGCTTTGTTTACGTTGTTTGGTTTTTGACATCTTTACACCCGCGAATGTGTTATACCGCGCTGTCCTTGATATTTCCCTGAACGCTTGCCGTAATGGATTTCACACACTTCGTTACCACGGAAGAACATGAATTGGGCGATACCCATCCCCACGTAAACCTTAACCGGTAGATTAGAGCCATTACCAATTTCAATCACCACCTCCCCTTCAAAACCAGCTTCAATGGGGGTGGTGTTGATCAGAATGGCTGACCGAGCGTATGTAGATTTACCCACACAGACTACCATCACGTTTTCCGGGATTCTGAAATACTCTTCAGTCACAGCCAAGGCGTAGCTGTTGGGAGGGAGGATGAAGTAACGATTCCCTTTTTCATCAGTATGGATTGCTGCATCAACAAAACACTTCTCGTCGGGCGACATAGGGTCCACCACGCCATTGTTAACGTTGGTGAAGAGTTTTACTTCGTCTTTGATGCGAACATCATAACCGTAGCTAGTCAACCCGTATGAAATGATTTTTTCACCCTCATCGTTTTCCCTTACCAAGCGGTCGACGAAGGGTTCGATCATGGGTTTTCCGTTATTGGTGATCTCTGTACCAGGAAGGCAGCGCGATATTGTAAAATCAGGCGTCGACTGTTCAACTACGCTATCCCCAGACCATTGATAATCACCAGTACACAGGTCACGGATCGTTTTATCTGAAAGAATGGTCATTTTCTACACAACCCTTTAAGCCAACGAGAGGGAATACCCCTCAACGTTTTCGCTATGTTTAACCATCAAGTTATGGACCCCTTGTTCGTCCAAGAAAAGATCAAACCCTATCAACTCAACTAATTCAAAACGACCGTCAAAGTATTCGGTGATGGCACGCGGTAGCAAATCCAGTTTGTCCTGGTAAACTCTAATAGCGGCTTCCAAAATCCCCTTTTTCGGACCCTCTGGAACCAGGCGACCGAATAAGACAAGACCTTCCGGACTAAAATCGTATTCGATATCCACCACTTTACCGGCTACATTAGACGGTTTGAATTCACGGTATTCCCGCCTGAATTCGATCTCGCCCATAAAGCTATTCTTAACTGGTCGCACAGAACCAATGATTAAATGTTCTTTCTCCACCAACTTATCCAAAAACGGCAGTGTCTTGTTTGTAATGGGGTACCCGTTTTTGCCGAACTCCAGTAGCTTAATTTCCATGACCTAAAATCCTTTATAAAGCTGAAAGGTGCCAAATTTCAGTTTTATTTAAAAGTATACCAGGTTAATTCAGGGGTAGTCCACTTCACCAGTGGCTGTCGTTTATAGAAACCCTCGTCTTTAGAAACTGGTTTTTTATCGTAAAAGTCACGGGCACAGGTACTTATTGACAGTACCTGACCCATATCTTTACACAACTCCTCAACCTTTTTAATCAGTCCAACTTTATTAATTTCGGCCGGACGCACGCCAGTCAGATTCACCAGGAATAGTTTGTCGCGCGCCTTGATGGTCACAATGGGTCGTGTATGTGAGAAACCACTCAACAACAACCCTAACGTTTTAGGTACATTTTTGTTTTTGAGAGTGAGTGTCAAAACAGTACTACCTTTTTTGGCGGATTAAACACGTTTAAAGACAGGGTGTTTGGAACTCACCTTATACCCTTCATCAGACGGTAATTTACCCGCTGTATTGGGGTAAACAACCTGTAATAGGTTAATCTGGTCACCTGGTTTAGAGAAATGTGTTAGGTAGGGGGCGTATTTGTCTACAACAGTTGAAGTTTCCACTTTAATCAGCTCGACACGATCGCCGGACTCGAATGTGATCACTGCCCCGTCCAGAACATCTACATCAGTGGGTTGATCGTGCAGAGACAATAGCGTAGCCTGAATCACCTCGTGTCGATTAGTGGGGTGGGCGTTGTTTATCACAATCAAATCGTAGCCAAGTGACCCACTCAGTCCAGTCGTGTAGGTAGAACCGTACTCATCACCCTTTGATGCTTGATGTGAGATAATGGCGTAACCTTGACGTTCTCGGCTTGTCTCAATACGTTGTATGAAATTTCGATGCAGAGCACCGGCTACGATGTTGGTGATGATGATGCGCTTAAATGCTTCCAGGTCAATGTTTCGCTGCTTATAGTTGCGAAACATTTCGATGACCAGCTCTTTCGCCTGATCTTTACCGGTTTCATCAAACGATTTACCTTTTGATGCCACCACGATCTGGTACTCTTTTTCTGTCAGCACCTGCTTAAGGGTCGCCAGCGCCCTAGACCATGTATATTTATTACGTTTTTTACCCATTTCTTTTTTAACCTTTATAAATAAAAAAATAAAACAAAGGGGGGGATAGTCATACTAAACCCCCTTTAAGTTACTTTTAACAGACAGTGTATTATTACCCTGGGACACCCAAGTCGACGATCGGGGTGAGGTAAGCACTTTCTATTTCGTTCACACGTTCGATTATGTCACTGTTCGAGATTCGGACAGTGTACAAGTTTGACTCCAATGTCAAGACGACGTCTGAATCACTCACCCCAGCTTTATCCAGGAGTACCAGTTTATCAGGAGACCCATTAAAATAATAAACAAAGGGTATAAATCCCACATATTCCCTTTTAGTGTTATTGGACTTCAAAGGGTCATTATAGGTCACCTGTAACTTTCCGGTCTGGTAAGGTATTTTCTGTTTTAAATCAATAGGAAAGGTAGTGTCACCTTCAATCTCCAAGGGGATGTGGGTTATGAGCCAGTCCGTGATATACCGATTGGCTTGTTCATAAATAGTCGCCCCTCCTATCACGTAAAACTGATCGGCTTCAATATACCGACTATAACCGGTCGACCAATTAATTGCACGCTCAAGATCATTGAAGACGTAATAGTCACCCATTTGAACATCCACGTAGTGTGGGGGCTCTTTCAGTTCAAGTTCGCAACTGACCACCACATTAACGCGGTTTTTGAGCGGTCCATTGGGGAGGGATTTAAACGTCTTTCGTCCCATCAAAACCACGTGACCCTCTGTCACTTGTCTGAAGAACTTCAAATCAGCCTTACAACGCCAGGGGAGATCACCTTCGTTCCCTATTACATCTTTTTTAGCTACCGCTGCGATCCCTACGACTTTCATACATGACTCTCCGAGTTAACTGTTTCATGATTTAATACAGTCCTTCACTGTACAATTCGTTACCTGATCCACTGTTACGTTCAAAGTCCACTGGTTGACCGGCAGCCAAAGCTACCAATAAAGCCTCATGGCGATCCATGAACCTCTCCCACTGGTCAATGAAACCCTGCTCCCATTTACGATCATCAACCAACCCTAACTTCAGATAGGCGTCTGCTTGGGTGTGCATAACAGGACAGAAATGACGGGGACCCACTAATGTGTAATCCCCATTCCTGCAGGCTGCGCATACGACCTTACGCATGGGGGCTTCAGAGTCAGACACCTATAGCGGTGCTGCATACAGAACCACCTTAGCGGTCTTACGGTCCCGAACCCCCATCAGAAGCACAGGGTAGGGCAGGTCTTCCAAGGGTAATTCTTTACCACCAACCAATACAGGAGTACGCTCTACCGGATGTCCCATATCAACGGTGTGGTCATCCAGATCGCAGTGGATGCGATCTAGTACGCCGATTGCCGTTTTAAGGTCCGCTACGCTATAAATGCCCGGAGCGACCTCCGTGTATATTGGGTCGACAGCACCTATATCTTTCTGCATTCTCCGGAAAGGCACTACCCAGATACTGTTGCCCTTGGTGCTGAGGTACCAATTCCCATTGCCAAAGTGCAGGTACCAGGCGTCGTCGGGAAGACTCTCGGTATAGGACCAGACGCACACGCCAGCCAACATGGCACTGCAGTGGATCTTCCTGAAAGCATGAATCGCGGCAATACGTCGGCCTCTGCCCGTAAAGAGGTATCCGTTAAATGGATTTGTCCCATTTCACCGTAAATACCCTTTCGATTCATCCTTTCAAGGGTAGACTCAATAACCTCCCTTGAGATACGATACCCCTTCATTGGACTATCGTGTTGAACAATGAATGACTCTTCATCTGGTGGCCAGTGTAACGTGCAAAGCGTAATATCTTTCATTGTATCACCCCCTTCTACAGTAAATGGGACTAAGTTGCTGTTATCGGCTTTAGGGACGATGTCAGCCGGTACTGCGAAAATGTGTTCTTGATGTTTCACGTCATTCTCCTTCGGTTAGCTAGATCTTCACAATTGACCCAGGCGTCCACAGCTTCTCTATTATAATCAACCCAATGCTGCCTTATATCCCCGCTTCTCAATAACCATTTCAAAATGATGGGTCGCATAAGCATAGGGTCTGCACACGCCATATTGGTGGATAACTCCTCTAGAAAGGGTATCGTGATTGTGGTGCGAAACTCCACATCATCTACATGCCCGTCAGCAGCCCGCATCAGGTCTATCACGATGAGGAAGTTATTCTCAATGCTTCTTCCAGTGATTTTGCGCAAGGCTTCCGTGTTGATCACAATGAGCATTGTGTTGGGGACTGTGGGTGAAGCGGGAGGTATTATTTTATTTACATGGTATTTCACTACCGCGTCCTTACCCTGTGTCCACAAAATCCATTTACATATTAAGTTCTCTTTAGCTCTATGGAGCATTACCGTTATTCGACCAACTATTGTCGCTAAATTCATGACTAGATCCAAACTATGTTATTTGTCGACTACATGCATGGTCGACTTGACACTGTCATACTGGTATGCGGTCGCTAATAGTCTTGATGATTTTATCTCTTGCCTTTTTAGTCAGTTTATAGTGACGCTTTATACGGCCGGTTTCCATGGTCCAGGCGTCTACAGGTGGGCCGCTAGAATCTGGATCCACCGAACACACCGCGAACACCGACGCAACGGCGTCCAAGTCATCAGGCAGCCGCAGCATTCTAAACACATGTGTCCCACCACCCATGGTCAAAGTCGAACCATGACTATATTTTTTACACTCCATACGCTCGGCCCATAACAGTCTATAGACTCCTTTATTAGTCACAAAAATGCCACCAAAGGAGGGCCGTTCGAATGTGTTGGCAATAAGTGCACTAATCGATTTAGATACATCGTAGCCGTTATGAGCTTTATCGAAAATTGTTGACGCAAACCTATCAATGGCACCACAGTGACCTGCAAACCCGGCAGCCAGTACAAATTCTTCAGCTTCACTGTTCCATGGAACGTTTTGCTGATTGAAAATATGCAGTTTGCAGACGGTCATGTTCGGCCACTTACGACTTATGGATGTCCTTAGAGAGTCCGAGGCCAATACGCCGTCCTTCCAAATAATCGTGGTCATATATTGCCCTATGCATAGTTAAGTTCATAACCGACCCCTATACCCGTTCTAGGATATAGGGGTCGGTTAAATAGCTGAAATTGTGTCAGGCATTTTCATGTTTCTTCACCTTATACACGTTCCAGGAAGGGACGCCAACCGCAGCGCGAAGCCGTAACCGATGGAGTGTCCCTAAACAGGTTAGAAACACCAAAGTGACCGCGAAGGACGCGGTCACTCCCTGTCGTTTCTTGACACCAGCTGAAACTCCCGTTAGGTTCAGGAACACGGGTATCGAGTATTAGGTCTACTTCGGAATACTGCGCTAAGTGAACAAAGGGGACTTCAGACGCTTTAGTATTCCGAGCGTCGTAATAAGTGTCATTAGTGAGTCGATAGAAAATACGGTTCCACTCGGAGCCATGCGAGTGGGGAACGTCCCAGCCTGCATCCGTGGATGTAGGGTCAGAGTTCGCTCCCTTAGGGAGACGAACTTTATAGAGTTGACCATTGATTTCTACGGTACGGTTTCCGTACACGGCATTGACCGCGTTGAGGTGATCCCAGGAAATAGTGTGTCGCAAAGGACGCTTTGCGATTAATAATTCGGTACCGTCTAACCCGACGTGTAGCCAGCCTGCGTCGGAGTGCTGAGCCACGCCTGCGGTTAATCCTATCAGGCTGGCTAAACCTTCTCCGTCGATTAATTCCTCTGCTGTAACCTCCCCGTACCAGTCCACTCCACCGTCACTAGCTATAACGGGTCGGCTAAAGAGCCCCACCTCACCCACTCTGGTGGATTTGTGTTTAAGCTCCCCTGACATCAGCATCTCGCGTACGGTGTTCCTGTAATTGCGGTACTGTTTCTGAACCTCTTTCAAATAAAGATTCTCACGCTTTAACTCTTCCAACACCTTAACATCAGTCATCTTCAATCTCCGTAGATACTAGTGGATTCTTTTAGATAATATATACTTGAATTATTTTTAAACTAGACGTATAAAATAGAGACACCGCTAAAGCAGTGTCTCATTAGCTAATCTCTTTTAAAACACGATCTGACCAAAGTCTACATTGTAGTTTTCATCGCCTGGAAAATGGCCGTTGGGGTCCGGCATGAAAATCTGATAGAACTGGGTATCTTCGAAAAGGTCCTTCAGTTCATCTGAGTCGTATGCGACACAACCATTAGCAATGACGGATTCACGACTCACTGGAATGATACGGGCATCGTATTTGATTTCTTCATCCACCTGGAAGAAACCTTTAAGGATCGCCCCTTCCCCGCCTTTAAGCTTACCTGAGAGAGTTTCGTCACCCCCCACCATATCAGCCACTCCAGCAATAACTTCGCTTAGGAACTGTTCTGGGGCGTTAGAGGAGATTACAAACTCGATCCCCTCATGGCCAGTCAAACCCATGGTGTACACAATACCAGGTACGTGCATTTGTACACCGTCATCTGTTTCTTTGGTTTCAGGTGGAATCACCATCCGGGAGATCTTACCTTCGTCAATATCTTTGCGGATGACTTTGAACTTAACCTGACTGTCAAAGAACCCTGCAATGCTTGTAAGGACCGGGAACAGTGAAAGAAGGTCTTCTTCAAAGTTCTCAGTCAAGGCAGTGATGGCACCCGCCACAGTGAGGTCTTCACCCCCCACAGTTTTGACGTTCTCTTCCAGGTTCTGTTTCAGGATTTCACCTACGGCGTCATCCAACCCCTTCCCCACCAGGTTACTGATCAGCATTTTAACTTCAGTATGGTCTGTCATGTTCCTTTCCCCTTTTGTGTTGGCTATTCTATTAATCAAAATCGTCAAACATTTCGTCTTGATCGTCTCGACGGACTACGTTGACCTTATAGTCCCCAATATCCTGTTCCTGTGGTGCAGGTTGAATGTTGGAGATGTCCAACCAGTCTTCCATATACTTCAGTGGGTTGGTGGTAGGACATTTGTGTTCCGGTTTCATTTTGAAGTATTCGTACACCGGTCGTGCGTTAAACAAGACCCACTTCTTCATAAGGTCAGCATTCACACCCACCAGCTCACGCCCTTCTGAAAACAGGAAATCGATCCACTGCAACTCAGCATTGGTAACTTCGTCTATCAGTTTCTTGATTTTATCAGAACACTGCTCCAGTGCAACCTTACCGCGCTTGGTTTTAAGCTCATTACGAAGGACCTCGCGGTCCATTTCAACGTGAATTTTAAACTCGTCGTTGGCAATCTTCTGGATTGACTTGCCGATTGGCTGGAAAAGACTGGCGTCACAGATAGCAAACGTGACCGCAAAGGACGACATGAACTGAATGCGTTCCAGTGCAAAGAGTGCTACCGTGAACATAAAGATCGTGAGCTTCGCCCATCACTTCTGCAACGTGTGAAAGACGCCCTACCGCTTGCTCAATCTTGAGTATCCACTCCAATACTTCGGCGGGGTCGTCAAAACTGTTACGGATGATCTCTGAGTAGGTAGCAGCGTGCACCACTTCATTGGACGAAATCTCCTGCCACGCGGCCCACACTTCAGGGGCTGGGTTGTACAAGGAAACGATACCGCTGATAGAGCGGGAGGCCATTGAATCCGCTTCCCACTGGTATGCCAGGTTCAGCAGCATCATCTCGTACGTAGCGCGGGGCACTGTTTTAAATTCAACGTTACATTCACCGAAGTTGAATTCATTTTCGTCCCACTGGAGATGTTTCATCTCCTTATACAGTTCCCAAATCTTAGGGTACCGTTTATGGATAGTATCGAACAAACCAGGGTTTTCGCCCAGGAAGATACTGGGGTTTTCGTAATCAGATTTTTCGGTATTGAAAATGTGGCTGTTCTTAATAGCGGGTGTTTCAGACATCTTCCAAGACTCCAGATTCTTTAATGACGTGTTCTATAAAACTTTTGTGTAAATTGCGAATCACTGAACTGTCCACATTGTTATATGCAAATTGATGACACCATTCAAAAATTCCCAGTTCACCACTTTCTGTCATGAACAGGTCGATAGACCCCAACGTGATGTCGAGGCCCGTAACCGCATCACACACCAATTTAATTTGCTCTTCGGTGAATCCCCATTCCGTGCAAAACAGTTTTCGATACGTTATACCTAATTCTGGTTTTGGGAAGGGATAGAAGACGGATTCTTCACACGCATTGAAGGTGTTGTAATTAATGTTGGCATGTTTGTATTTTTCACCTGTTTCATTTTCTACGGTCTCAGTTGAGCGCTTGCGTATAAGTATTTTGTCCCCACCCACCAGAAGTCGATATTCGCTTACTATATCAGGCACGAACTCTTGAACAAAAGTGGGGTACTTGAAGAAGAACTTTTGTTCAATATCATAGGTTTCTGTGAAGACCGCATCCGGGAATGCACTTTTAAGTTTCTCTGCTGGCTCATCCTTCAACTTCAAGAAGCGGTTCAGCAGGTGACTTTTGATCAAAACCTGATTAGTCCCACGAGCACCGTCTAATTCCTTAACCACTACTTTAGGTACGGTCGGTACTACAAATGTTTCACGTTGTTTATGGCCACTCCCCAAATTCATAAAGACTTTGGGTACCCTCAACCCTTTCAGATTCAGGTTCATTAACATTATTGACTGGGTGTTCGTAGGGTGTCGTGGTACTGCCACGTACTGTTTACCCAACAGTTTACTAAAGAGTGGTTCGCCTTCTTTATGGGTAAAGTCGATCATTAAATCAAAGTTCTTTGAAACTCGATCCCCTTCCACACTCATTTCAGGTGAATGGTGGATTATGACATCCTTACCCAAGAATTCAGAGGTGAATTGAGACTCAAGAACGAAAATGTTATCAACCATTTCGTTCGTATTGATAGCAACTATGACCGGTTTCATCTATGAAACATCCTTATCTAAAGGGAATATAAAAGAATTGGAAGGACTCTATAAAAAGAGTCCTTCCAGTATTCAATTACAGCGAGCAGGCACCGCCGACACACCCTTTCTCGATAAGAGAATCCAGTTCAACTGGAACCACTCGCGCATCATACTTGGTGTTTTCATCAACACTAAAGAAGCCGGAAAGAGTTGCGCCACGACCGTCTTTAAGCCTTTCTGAGAACGATTCGGAAGAATCCAGAATATCCATCACACCAGCTATAACGCTGCTCATATAGTCTTCTGGTGCGTTTGAGGACATCACCAGCTCAACACCCTTATGGTTAGTAAGACCTAAGGTGTATATAATCCCCGGCGTGTGAACCACTTTTCCATCGTCCAGAGTTTTAGTTTCGGGTAAAACTACCAAACTGGTAATCTTTCCTTCATCCAGCTGTTCACGAAGAGCGGCAAACTTAAACTCACTGTCGCAGAATCCCGCAATACTAACAAGCGTGGGTATGATAGAGGCCAGGTCCCCCTCAAAATTTTGATAAAGGTTAGTGACGAGTTCACCAGCACTCATCACACTGTTATCGGCCAGCGTAAGAGGTTTATCCAGGTTTTCCACAATGATGTCACTGACCGCTTTATCTAAACCCGACTCCACCAGCGTTTCAAGTATTGGTTTGATTTCATCTTTTAAAGACATGTTTTACCTTTTTTATTTCGGTATTTAAAAATCGAAATCGTCAAAGATTTCGTTTTCGTCATCACGACGAACGACATTGACTTTGTAGTCGCCAATATCCTGCTCCTGGGGGGCAGGTTGGATGTTGGAGATGTCCAGCCAATTCTCCATGTATTTGAGCGGGTTCTTATCAGGACATTTCTCGACCGGTTTCAATTTGAAGAAATCGTACACTGGTCGCGCGTTGAAAAGACTCCACCTGTTCAGAAGGTCGACTGTGATACCGGGTAGTTCACGTCCTTCTGAAAAAAGGAACGCATTCCATTTCAGTTCAGCCAACGTCACTTCATCGATCAGTTTCTGGATCCGATCTCTGCATTGAACCAAAGCGGTTTGTCCGAATTCGGTCTTCACCTCATTACGAAGAACCTCACGGTCCATTTCAACGTGAATACTAAATTCGTCGTTAGCGATCTTTTGGATGGCCTTACCGATCGGTTGGAAGAGGTCGGCATCACAAATGGCGAAAGTCACCGCAAAGGACGACATGAACTGGATGCGTTCGAGGACAAAGAGCGCCACCACAAACATGAAGATTGCGTTATAGGTCTCCTGGTTTCTTTCCACCAACCCCAGTGCGAATTTGTGACCCACGTCATGTGCTTCGCTCATCACATTCGCAACATGCGACAGACGACCTGTGGCATTTTCTATTTTAAGAATCCATTTTAGGACCTCATTTGGGTCATCGAAGCTATTACGAATGATCTCTGAGTAGGTGGCCGAGTGGACCACCTCGTTAGATGAGATCTCTTGCCACGCCGCCCAAACCTCAGGTGCTGGGTTAAATAGTGAAATGATGGACGAAATTGAACGACTGGCCATGGAATCCGCTTCCCATTGGTAGGCCAGGTTCATCAACATCATTTCATAAGTGGCTCGCGGAACCGTTTTAAACTCAGTGTTACATGAACTATAGTTAAATTCGTTCTCGTCCCACTGAAGATGTTTCATCTCCTTATACAGTTCCCAGATTTTGGGATACCGTTTGTGAATGGTGTCAAACAGACCAGGATCCTCTCCAAGAAAAATACTCGGGTTCTCATAGTCTGTTTTCTGAGTATTGAAAATGCGACTGTTTTGGATAACAGGTGTTTCTGACATCTTTCGGGATTCCATTACTCTACAGTTGTTAGGTTAACTAAGTTGATAATAAAAGGTTACTTTTATACCAACCGAAATAAAAAGGAGGTGAGAGAACTCTATAGGAAGAGCTCTCTCTGTATTTAATTATAGCGTGCAGCTACCCCCCACACAACCCTTTTCAGCATCCAGCTCGTTATCTTCAAACTCGTTTTCAAATTTGACGCCGTCACTGGTACGCATATTGACGTAGTAACGCGACTTGAACCCCAGTTTAGTCATATAGAAGTAAGCTTTCAGCAGGTCTTTTGAATTCACTGTCTGACCCCTCAGGAGCAGGTAGAATTGATCAGCCGAAATAGACTGGTCGGTGAATTTAAAGAAGATCGCGTAGACCTCGATCAAGTCCATAACTGGGATATTGTAAGCCAGTTCGTAATATTTACCCAGCTTACCTGTTTCCGGTGCTGCCCACTCAATTACGACGTCACTGTCCCCTTTAAGCTGGGAGAGTCGACGTACAGGGTATATGCCGTTCGTAGTACCTGAGGCCTTAGAGGAGGTCTCAGCGGGCATGTGAGCCACCAGACAACTATTGCGGATCCCACCAACTTCAACGATTTCTTTACGGATCTCCTCCCAGGGGTAAACCAGGTTGTTTTCAACGATGTTATCCACAGTTTTCTTGTACGTGTCAATCGGAAGCCAACCATCCACCCACTTGGTCTTGTGGATCCAGGGAGCAGGACCCAACTCTTTAGCCAACTGAAGAGACGCTTTGATCAACATAAACATGTGGCGCTCTGCCAACCAGTGAAGGTACTGCTTACCTTCTTTGGTGGAGTATTTCAGGCGACGCTTAGCCATTTCGTGAGCGACCCCCACTAGACCCACACCAGCGTTCAGACGGGATGTAGCGGTCAATTTTAGATGATCAAAGACATACTCGTTTTTATGGATACAGACATCGATCATCAACAGTGCGTAGTACGCCGTCAGGTAATATTCGTCATCATCCTTGATGTTCGCCGGGATAATACCCGCCAGACTACACAACGCAATCTCACCTTTACCGTGATCTTCAGACGAATAAAGGTGTTTCATGTCGGGATATCCTGCAGTGGGGAGGGCTATCTCCAGACACTGTCCTGTCATCACGCCATTGAACATCACCGTGTGTCGTTTGGGTTCGTTTAGACAATAGGTATCGTCATAACGACCTTCATCGACTATATCAACGATTTTGATAAAGTGTGTCGCATTGCGATTGGGTTCGTGTGGGATCACGACTAGACGCCCCAAAGGAAGCCCCATCCAGATCAGTTTCTGAGTATCGGTACTGTTGATTAAAAGTCGCCACGTCTCCTTACACATAAAGTCACCGGATTCCCCTGAACCATCATTCAACGGCATCGGGCGAAGTCCTGCTTCTTGACCCTTAACAATTTTGGAGTCCACACCAAGCGTCTGTAACATCAACTGAATCTTTTTAAGGAATTCAATCTCTGTTGACGAAGCAGTCAATTGTTGATTATCACCGTTACGGTAAACACAACCATCTCCATCGAGGTAACCGGCTAACCAATTCAACCGGTCCTGAACGGTATATGTAGCATCCGGTACAAAATATTTAGGTTGTAGATCGGTGTAGTGTTTGTAGATGCGGTTGTGTTGATATTGGACCGTCCAATCGTCACTCCCCCCGGTAAACCGGTTAACCAGCAACATCTTTTCCTCACCGTACAAATAGATTCGTTGTCCTTGAGGGGTATCGCAGCCGTCCGCACTATAGAACCCGTTGACATACGCTTTGTCCAAAGACTTCTGTCCATGGATAAGCGGTAATTCGAACTTAGCCAGTTTGTGACCCGGTTTAAGTTCGTGGGCTCTGAGTTCTTTATACGGTTTACCGTAGCCATCAAAGACGTAAAATTTGTGATAAGGTGTACAATCAATTTCATGACCGCTGTCAGTGACGACTTTGATCAGTTTTTGATTGGTACCTGTTTTTACCACTACGGTGTTAGACCACTCCTCACCATTCCAAACTGTAACAGGTTGGTTCTCCAGGTCTTTAATGGCTTTATAGCCTTCATTGGTCAATACCTGTGTTTCTGGAGCCACGCAAAGGTTTGATGAATAGATGGGGTCTTTAAATGGTGTATGACGGTTTACCTCGTCAATCCAAAGAAGGTATGCGCGACCTGTTTCGAATCCCTCAGCTTGAGCTGTCAGAATGATTTCACGAGCATCCACGTACTTTTTAACAAAGTTCGGGTCATTCTCATAGCGCTCGTACAGTTCCGCAAACTTAGCTTGGTCGGCGGAAAAGAAAGCTTCCCATAGATCGGGTGCACTGTACTGTGTGAACGTAAAGATTTTTTCGTTTTTTGCAGCTTTCTTGGCTACGAACTCGTTGGTCATCAGCGCATAGTCAAGACCTCGGATCTTTTTATCTTCAGGTGACATGGGGTTTTTGAGTCGCAGGATGGTCTCGACCTCAGGGTCAAAGATGCTGTAATACGTGGTACATGCACCGCCGCGTCCCGCCTGTGTGTTAGCCTTGACTGCCCCCACCATCGAACGATAGTACGGAAGTTTCATTAGTGTTCAGAGGCGTGCGCAACTACGCCCCCCGCTTTATTCAAGCTGCTCCAGGTTTCCCTGGATGATCGGACTATATCTTGATCTGTTCTAATGAACAGACCCCTACCATTTCGGGAATCATACGCTTATTCCCTACTCCCATTACGGGATAGTCTCTGAACGTTCTGCATCTCTACGATATTTTTAGGACGTAGAGACGCAGCTTCGCTGCTGATTTCCCAATCCACACACTTATCAAACCGTGGCTTTGGCTTTCGCCTCGCAGTGGTAGTGTGGCTATAAGGGGTTCCCAGCAATTAAGTAGGTTATCTCTGGTAATCACTTACCAGAGGGGCAAACTTTTACCCATGTGGATGATGGCGCCGCCGCGTACGGCGTCACCGAGTGAGCGGCAGTTCAGATAATTGCCGATCCCTGCTGACATACAGGTCATTGTGTACGCAATGTGGTCGCCCACGGCCAAAGATTTGGCAGTGTCCAGGGTTGTGTACACACAGCAGGAGGAATAACCATTTAACGGAGTACCCAGATTGATGTGGTTGGGTGAGGGTGCATTCAACCGCTTGTTAGAGAACGCTTCGTACCAATTATACAAATCATTCATGCGCGTTTCAGCGGGACGCTTCTCGGCCAATGCCATGGCCATTCGCATGTACATAAACTGCTGAGTTTCATACACGGTGCCGGTGGTACGGTTACGGATGGCGTATTTTTCGTTTGAAGCGTGCAGTTCCGCATAAGTGGCTTTAAAGTCCCGGTTATGCTTAATCCACTTTTCAACCTGCGCATACTCTTCATCGGTGTAGTCAAGTTTGACCATCAACCCCATCAGATACAGTTTATCGTGCAGTTCTTTAACGGTTGGGTGTTTGCCATTTTCAAAGATTTTCTTATTCAGGTATGCGGCGTACAGGCGACCTGCCATGCGGTTATATTCGTGTGTACCCTGATCCAAACAGGTCTTAATCAACCGTTCCTGGAGCAGCTGACTGTCACAAACTTCAGGCAGGATTGTCAGGGTCTCCAGGACCACAAAAGACCAATCAACGTGATTACCCAGCGTTTTAGCAGCCCACTCACCCCATCCATTCAGTTTATGGGGGATAAATTCTTCAATTGAACCGTCTCTTTTGACAACTTTCTTAATCATTTTACAAATCCTGCATCGGTGCTTTAAAGCAACAAAAAAACGAATTTGGGGCATAGAGCCTAACAGCCGAACTCTCACCTAAGACCCGTCTTTGGAACTTAGTACGAGAATCCACTGTTTTTGTTGAATATTCATTTTTAAATTTAAAATTGCATACAATAGGTATAAAAGTGGGGGGATTAAAACCCCCACCCCAAGAAGTCATTGAGACAGCTTATAGAACTTCTTAAACTTAGCTTCCGTGACCGTGAAACTGTCCACTCGACCCTTTTCCCTAAGGGTGACTTTGCCCCGCCTGACACCCACCAATTCAACTTCCTGTCGCGCACCAAAATGTTCTTTAACAAAAGTTTTACCAACCAGGTCGTTCATCTTTACTTCCTTATTTAACAACTTTTAGATGACCTTTATTTTTCTTAGGTTTAGGGGGGTCGGGGTCAGGATCGTACCTTTGCCCCGGTTTGATGGAAAGGGGTAAGGAGAATAGAACCCTATTGAGTCTTGGATCAAAGCACTGTAGACAGAGTAGTCGATGAAGCGCTAGTGAAAAATGTCGAACGCGACCATCAATCCGACACTCAAAAGAGATCCCGTCATCGTTAATAGTGAAATACTTCACAGCAACTGGACTGATGTTAAGTACAAGCGTACCATTCGCGATGTGATTTTCAAGCCCTTTAAACTGAGGGTCATCCTCTTCTGCTAACAACACAACAAATGTTTTATTGTTGTTGTCGCAACACCAGTCAACGAAAGCATTGACC